GGTGAACTAAAAAGAGATATAATTGACTATGATGAATTACAAGAATTAAAACCAAATGATATTTTAAATTTACAAGATAAGATTAATGATAAGTTAGAAGAAATAGAAGATGGTATAAAGGACATTATCAAAGTTGGTGATACAGCTAATACTGAAAGAAGATCAGCTTTTGATACCGATATGTCACCAGATGAGATAAGAACTTATGGTGTTAAAAATAGACTACCTAAAAATGTAATCTATAAGATGTTAGAAAAATATCACTATTTAAAATTCTATAAAAAATGTAAACAAATTTTAGATGATGGTAAAGTGACAGATGCTGAAATAAATAGTTTAAAAGAAGTCAGATCAGGCAAAACGATGGCGTTCACATTTGGTCGTTTTAATCCACCAACAATTGGACACGAGAAGTTAATTAAAAAGGTTGCTAGTCAATCAGCAAATGATTATAGAATATTTTTAAGCAGATCACAAGATAGTAAAAAGAATCCTTTAGATCCAAATACTAAATTGAGATTTATGAAAGATATATTTAAACAATATAGTAACAAAATAGAATTAAATTCTACCAACATGGTTTTAGATTTAGCAACTATGATCTATAAAAAAGATTATGAAAATATTACAATGGTAGTTGGTAGCGATAGAGTGAATGAATTTTCAACGATGCTTAAAAAGTATAATGGTATCAAAAGTAGACATGGTTATTATTTTTTTGGTGATATAAATGTAGTGTCAGCTGGAAAAAGAGATCCTGACGCTGAAGGAGCAACAGGTATGTCAGCAAGTAAAATGAGAAAAGCTGCAGCAGCTGGAAACTTTGAATTATTTAAAAAAGGATTGCCACCAACATACAGAAGTATACCTAATATTGAAAGATTGATGAAGTCAGTTAGACAAGGTATGAATTTGACTTTGGAATCAAGAGAACCTGTAGCAAGTATGGCAGAATTTGAACAACAACAAATTAGAGATTTATATGTTAGAGAAGTAATATTTAACATAGGAGATAAAGTAAATTACACAAAAGAAGATTTACAAGGAATAGTAAAAAGAAGAGGAACAAATTATATTGTTTTAGAAGACAATAGTAATAGCTTACATAAGGCTTGGATATGGGATTGTATTCCAATATCATCTAACAAAGAAGCTGCTGTAAGAGAATACAATTTAGATGTAGATTACGGGTTTAAAGCTGTATCTAGTATCGAAGAAGTAACAATTAAAGTGACACCTACACAGGATAAAGTCATAAGTAAAAAAACTAAACGATTTAGTGAATTTAAGAAAGATTTAAATATGAATAAAGATAAAAAAGAATCTTATGAAATTGGACATGATTATGCCAAACATACGATCTCATTAACTCCAGGGCAAGATGGATACGATCCAAACTACAAAGGTGACAAATATGTCCCTAGTAAACCTGAAGATAACAAGAAACAAGTGGTTACAAGACCTATGACGACTGATATAGGCAAAAAAGATATTGAAAAATGGGCAATGTCGGATTCTACAATTGATAAATATAGAGATAGATATAGAGAAGAATGGCGTTCTAAACTAGACGAAGTAGTAACTAGAATGTTATCAAAATTAGAGTTGAATGATGAAAACGTTTAAAGAGTACGAAAATATTGACAAACTTTGTGAAAGTTACTCGTTTGAGCATGAAGCAGAGTCGTTACAAGAATCTGAATATCAGGGTAAAAAAGTTACACTAAATGACCCTACTAGATCAAGTGACGGTAAAAAGAAATTTTATGTGTACGTTAAAAATGAAAAAGGTAATACTGTTAAAGTAGGATTTGGTGATCCTAACATGGAAATAAAAAGAGATAGTGATAGTAATAGAAAAAGTTTTCGTGCAAGACATAATTGTGAAAACCCAGGACCAAAATGGAAAGCCAGATATTGGTCTTGTTATCAATGGCGATCAAGTGCAAAGGTAGATAGTTAATGAGTAAAACACTAAAAGAGTTAAGAACACAATTACAAGAAGCGACAGCTTCTAAAACAAATTTACAGTACATTAGAGCTAAAACTGCTAAAAACGATCACTTTGAAACTAGAAGATATATCGCTGCTGAAATTTTAAAAGATAAAAAATTAGCAGATACTTACTCGGCATTAGAAGTAGTACATGACAACTATGCTTCTGTCGTGGGTAATGACGCTATTGCATTAAGACAAAAACTTGAAAGAGAGTTACAAAAACAATTAAAACAAAAAGTTTCCAATTGGGACGAAGTATGGAGCGACCTATAATGAGTAGATATAGAAAAACAATGACTGAAGCTTTAAATGAAGTCAATAATAGACATAATATAGAAGAAAATATTTCTGTTAAAAAATATAAAAATGCTGTAACTCCAGACAAAGATGGATTACAAATTTCAAAAAGTGGTGGTATGTCAGGTTCAATTTTTATTAAAAACAAAAAAGAATTAAAAGACTTATTAGATAAACTTAATAAAAACTCATCTAATTTAAAAGAAGAAATTGTTTTACAAGAAGTTGATTTAAAAGAATTTGAAGAAGTTGAGTTAAACGAATTTACTGTAGATCAAATTAGTAAGTTAGCAAAATCGTATGCTGATCTTGCTGGTAAAACAATGTCAATGGCCAATGTAAATAAATTAAGAAAAATATTCGATAAAATACCTGACAGTTCTTTAGATGATTTAAGAAAGAAAAAAATACCTTTTATATCAGGTCTTGCGTTATCACGTATGATACAAAAGAAAATGCCAGTTACTGAAGATATGTCCCAAGGATTTGTTGTAAAATTTACATCTAAAAAAGATGGTAAAATTGGTTCGGCTTGGTACAAAGCTGAAAAAGATGCAAAAGAGTTTTTATCAAAATTAAAATCAGACGGCGGTAATGGTGTTATATCTAAAAATGATGGAAAGTATTTTGATGAAACTACAGACGAAGTATTAATAGGTGAAAATAATTCCATGAAGTACACTTGGAAAGATATTAATATTGCGTTGTCAAATACAGGTTTTAGTCCAGGAATGATTTTAAAAGTTATCTCTGCACTTAGAGGTAAACATATTAAAGAAGAAACACTTATAGAATTTACAGATAAACAAATTACAATGGCAAAAGGTATTGCTTTTGATAAGAGATATAAAGATGGTAACATGACTAAAGCAGTTGAGATGATTAATAAGATTGCTAAAGGATTATCAGACAACTCGGAAGTTGCAAATGCGTTACGACAAGCAAATGAAGAAGTTATGAGTGACAAAGATAAAGAAACAAAAAAAGAAGGCGGACCACCAGTAGATGGTGGACCTGGATCAGGCGCACATAACAAAGATGGAACATCAAAATCAGGTGATAAAAAAACATCATCAAGTGGTTCCAAAAGTGATTTAAGAAAAGCTTTAAATAAAGTTATGGAACCAGGACCAGATTATGATCCTACTGAGTATAGTGCAATTAAAGGTATGGCTAAAAGAACTGGTGATACTACTACTGTAAATCTTATAACTAAAATGAATAAAGCTCATGCGGATATTGACGATACTGAAGTAGAAAAAAATTATAAAGCTTTGAAAAAACATCTAGGAGAAGAAGTTAAAGAAGTACACTCATCTTTACAAGAAGTATCAGATAATCTTAAACTAGCAGTACTAAAAAGAAAAATTAAACAATACAAAGACAGAGTATTTAAGAAAACTATGTCAACTATCAAGTCACCTTTATTTGCCGATAAAGATAAAGATTTAGAAGAATCATTTGCTCTTTATGCTATTACATCTTTTCCAGATAGAGGAGCACCTGGAGGACAAAGAAAAAAAGGTGATAAAGTTAGTGGTCCAATGACATACACTCAAGCAGTTTCAAAAGCAAAAAGCATGAATGTAGGATCAAGTGTTGGTGGTACAAAAAGAGTTGAAGTAAAACCACTTAAAGAAGCAGATTTAGAAGAAGGCAAAATGTCAGATATTCATAATATGGTGAAAGATGGTAAGTCCGCAGAAGAAATAGCAAAAGCATTAAAACTTAACACTAAAACTCTTAAAGATATTTTAGGCGAAGTACGAGAAGCAAATAATATTCCAGCGACTGATAAAAAAGAACCTACTAAAGAACCTACTGAAAAAGGTGAACCTGTAGAAAAACAATTGAACACTGCTTTAGCTCAAGTATCACTATTAAAACAAAAATTAGAAAATGAAAAAAACAAAGCAGTTAAACCAAAACCAAATCCAATAACTGGAGAAGTTCCATTAACTGTTGGTATTGCTCACGCAGAGTTTAAAAAAGAAAAAGAAAAAGAAGTTAAAGAAAAAGTAATGTACACTATGAAAGAGGCTAGAGTATTAGTTGATTTAAGTGTAGCTTATAAAAATGTAAATAATGTAGATGAGGTACAGGTAGTTGTTGACGTACCATCACATAAAATGAATGATGAAATGTACATAGAAGATTTAGCGATTGATAGAGCTGAAGAATTATTAAAACAAAAAAAGATTGGACCTCGTAACGTCAATAGAATAGATACAATGTCAACTGAATTGTTAGATTTTTTTAAAACTTCTAAACCGTTAAGTCATTACAAAGCTACACAACTCAGTCAAAAAGAAATGAAAGAAGTTACGAGTGATAAAGAAAACAGAGTACAAAGAGCAAAAGATATGATTAAGTATTATGATGCTCAAAAGAAAGCCGCTCTGAAAGGTAAGAATAAAGATTTAGCAAAAAAGATGTTAA